CTACGCAGAGTGAAACTTCTTCATAATAAGAAGATTTCTTCTTTTATTCGTGAAAAGTACTTTTCTATTACACGTTCCATGTTTATATTTTTGCAGTACGACTAATATTGGTCGGAACATAATATTTTTTTAATATGGATCGAACATATATTTTTGGAGAACCTTCTGGTGGAGCGGGTTCAGGCAACGGGCTGCTTGCATCCATTCTCCCCTCCCTGCAGAACAGAGGAATTGACACCGGTTATCTGATGGGACTCATGGGAGGCAACGGCAACGGTGGTTTCTTCGGTAACAATGGTGGCTTTCAGGACATCATCGCATTGATTGTGATTGCAGCCATCTTCGGTAACGGGAACTTCGGATTTGGTGGCAACAACAACCAAGGAGCGAACGAAGGAAGAGAAATGATCATGCAGACACTTAACCGAAACGGTGTCGACATTGCAGCATTAGCACAAGCTGTGAACACATCATCAGACCAAATCCTTGCCGGTATTAACTCTGTATCACAGGCTATCTGCGGTCTCGGCAACCAAATGGGCCAGAACACCAACAGTATCCTCACTGCGATCATGCAAGGTAACAACGCTCTGACATCTCAGATCTGTAGCTGTTGCTGCGATATGAAACAGCTTGTAACCACACAGGGATACGAGAACCAGCTTGCGATGTGCAACCAGACTAACACATTAGTCAACACTGCTAACCAGAACACATTGTCATTGCGTGATGGTGCGACAGCCAACACGAATGCCATCCTTGCCAAACTTGACGCTATTCAGAATCAGGCATTGCAGGACAAGATCGCATCTCTTACTGCGGAAAAGGCTACTTTGACAGCCGAAATCTCTCAGCGTAACCAGAACGCCACTATCCTGAGTGCGGTAGGACAACAGATCGCTCCTTTAGCAGCCGGATTGCAGGCATTGCAGAGCGATGTTGATGGTATAAAATGTAAATTACCTAACACTGTCCCGGTACAATACCCTAATATTGTAGGTGTGAACGTGGATACATATCGTGCCGCAGCATACGGTGCTTATGCAGGTGATGCTGTATATGGCCGTGGTGGTTACGGATGCGGTTGCAATAACTACTGGGGTTAATCCGGTGAGAAAGGAGGTAGATATGTGGCCTAACTTTTTTACAGGATTTCCTTTCCCGTTTCCCTCCCTTGGCAGAGTGAATTACAACACTCTTCCTACGGTGGCTGTAACAGTCGGTACTGAGAATGTGACTTTGGAGCTTCCTAACCATGCGTTCCGCAACAGGGATTATGTCGGAGGGTTCTATGTCAATCTTCGTCAGGCGATCCCTGCCGGCACGACTGCCACGCTGCCTATATTGATAGGGACCAACGGGGATACAAGACCGTTGTTAGCTTACAACAACGAGCCTATTACGGTTGCCAACCTTGCCGGAACCGGTATTTATGAAATCCACTATAACAAATACACCAACGAGCTGTTCCTTGTTAATGGCGGATACAGACCTACCGCTACTCCGGCTGCAACGGCAGAAGCAATGTCAAGCAAAAGCAAGTAGTTAACACGGGTGCCGGGTTTCTTGGCACCCTATTAAAATTAAACCAATATGTTTCAATCACTTCGTACCAATAACCAGTTATATATACTTCATAAGGATGCTAACCCGTTTATCGAATACGGCCCGGTAGTCAGCGTTTCCGCTCCCAAGCCGAAATATCCTATGGCATCCCCTATGGGACAGTTGCCCCAAATGGAAATGGTTGTGGATGTTGTTGTCTGTATCAACGGGCAGAACACGACTTTCCAAAATCTTCCTGCCGGCATGGATATAGCCGACTTCGGACAGAACGGCAATATCGTAGTGTCATGCTCACGTGATGCGATGAATAACGAGGTCGCTTCTATGAAACAGAAAAGCATAGACATCATCAACAGCATGGATTTTCACAATTCCGTCATTGCAGGGTGTGACAAGATGCTTACGCTCTTGAACCCTGAATTTGCCGAGAAACAACGTCAGGAGCAGGAAATATCCTCTCTGAAAGGGCAAATGGCGGAAATGAGCAAGAACATGTCTGACCTTATGGAATTGAACAAACGGCTTATGGAACAGCTCGGAGTGGTTGAAACATCCAAAACAAAGAAATGATTATGGGAATGTGGGAAATATTAGAAGAAGGGCGTGACGATTACGGACGCGGCTTCGGTATGAGAGGTGACGAGGTGGAAGAAGCCTACAAGGAAGGCTGCCGCCACGGTTACGAAAAGGCCATGAGAGAGATTCATGGAGACATGGGCTTCCGTGATGGCGGAAGAAATTATTCAGGATCAGGTATGGGAGAACGCAGATATCCCGGCTATTTCCCTGAATATCCCCGCATGGATGACATGGGAGAACGCAGACGCAGACGCGCCAACGGTGAGTTTTATTAATGGTGGAGGGGTGGAATGCCCCTCTTTTTAAACAAAGGTTATGGAACAGAGATTGGATACATACAGCAGATTCCCATCTGGCATGAGGGAATATCTGGAAGCATACGGCTTTCATTTCAGCAAGAAACTTTATGAATGGGCCGTCTCAAAAATGAAAGTGAAAGACGAAACCACGGGTAAAGAAAAAAAGTTGGAGCCGTGGAGCAAAGATGAAGTGGACGATATGCTGAAAGCGAACGGAATTACCATCGAGCACGACAAGGGTTATGACGTTGCTTATGTCGCAAACATGCTGAAAGCGGATTTCTATAAAAAATCATTGGTTGACGAGGCACATTTGTGCAAGCATATAAAGTGCTACCTTGATGATATTGATGGCGATCCTTGCAGGGCGTTTGACGAGTTCTTTGCCACCTGTATAGGTAAAGGGATTCCTGTAATCTGGTCGGATGTGATATGATTGTTCAGGAGTTCTACATACCAAAATATGGGGACTGGCACGTCAAAGTGTATTATGCGGTACACACCTATTGGGCGGATCGGATCATTATGGACCTGTACCGTATAGGATGCAGGGGGGATTCCCTCAAGCGTGCGTATCGCAATCTGACTGAAGGCAGAATGAATACCGGTCTAACCTATTCGGACTACAGGAGAAGAGAAACAGTAATGGTTATCTCACTAACCTCCACTCCCGAAGAGTTTCAAAATTCGTGGGACCACGAAAAAGGTCATTTGTGCCGGCATATCTCCAAGGCTTTCGGGATTGATCCCTATGGTGAGGAAGCGCAGTATCTTAGCGGATATGTGGGGCAGAAGATGTTCCCGGTAGCGAAGAAATTTTTATGTGAACATTGTAGAAAGGGACTGGAAAAATAATAATCGAACAGAAGCGTTCTTTGACTTGTTGGAATTACCGTTAAATTAAAAGTGTTAATAGCTATCTTTGATATTGTCATATTGATATAATTACCTATATTTGCACCATATAGGAGTGCTGGTATGTACAACAGCATCCCTTTCACTATAATAAGGAATTTACAGGGACATCGTAATTAGAGAGCCTTCTGTAAATATTGGTATTATTTTCTTGTACTATGAATAAAGTAATTAATATTCCAAATGCGGATAGAGATGAACGAATAGGTAGTGTTTTCAACCATTTATTTTCTGTCATTTTTGCGAATGAACAAATAAGGGATAATGATGTTCCTGTTTGGGATTTTTCAAATACCTCTTTTTTTCATCCATTCTTTTTGTTCCCATTTGCCATATATAAAAGCAAATGTAAGAACGTACAGTGTAAAAATGTGGTTGGATATATGAGAAACTATTTAGAATGTGTTAAGTTCTTTGATATGCTGACAATAAAAGATGACATGGACCTAAATAGTGCGTTGAAAGAATATTTAGGGAAAAGTTATATCCCTATATGTCGCTTTAGTCGATTGAATAAGAATATAGATTCAATGCAGACCATTATTCAAGGAGTTATTGAAAAACAGAAAAATTTAGATTTAAAACTTAAAACTCCACTTTCGTATTTGATTAGTGAATTAATTTGCAATATAAATCAACATTCTGATAGTGATTATGGTTATATATATACGCAATATCTGAAACGTGAGAATTGTTTGGATATATGCATAGCTGATGATGGAATAACAATTTATGGAAGTTATGTCAAGTCACAAAAGATGCTTGATAAGATAGGTGACAATGAAGCTGAAGCATTGAAATATGCAAATGAAGGATATTCGACTAAAGACCTTCCTGATGCTGAAAGTAGAGGGTTTGGTATATCATCTACTAAAAGTATGATTGTGGAAGGTCTTGGAGGGGCATTCTTTATGTTGTCAGGAGGAGCATTCCATAGGCATGATGCATCTGGCGGAAGTGATTATGTAAAATTGCCTGAAACTATTAATTGGAATGGTACGATTATACTTATGAGAATACCATTGACAGTTAGTGAAGAATTTGATTATACGAAGTATATAAAATAGGAGGTATTATGAAAGAAATAATTAAGCTTCATGATCTACTAGGATCTGAAATACGCTCACGTTCTAATGCTGAAATTTTACGAGAAAAAATAGCAGAGCATAGTGGTTCTATAATTGATTTAAGCGATGTTTCTTTTATTTCGAGATCATTCGCTGATGAACTATGTATTTTAGTTGAGAAACATATTATTCAATTACGCAATGCCAGTGGTGTTGTGCAGAATATGCTATCTGTTGTTTCTGAAAGTAGGAAGAAAAAAAGAGTTAGAAAGACTGATGATACCAAAATAAAAGAATTTGATGATATGGAAAGTTTGACATCTTTTCTGGCTACAATTTGATAAGAATGTATTTCTAGGCATATCAATTGAAAATAAATCAAAGCGGTAATTCCCAACGGGTTTTACCGCTTTTTTTATGTTAACAGAATATGGAAGAAGATAAGTTGAACATATTGCTTGAGCAGGCTGATGATGTGCCTCACTGGTATTTCTGCCGTTTACTTGCTGTGATGCGATGGAACGTATAGAGAGGTTCATTTATAGACTGATACCCTTTGTCGTGCTGGCAAGGGTGATATCGTTGTGCTCAAATTTTCATTAGCATTATGTCAGCTTTCATTTCAATATATTCTTTGTATTTGCTTGGGTTGTTTATATAATCTGCAACTCTGTTTATTGCTATTTCTGCCTGTTTAAACCTAGTTTTTGTATAATATCTTACTACTCCTCTTCCATTGTCAGAATGTGCCAGACAATAATCTATTATGCTGTCAGGTATTCCAAGATCGAATGCGTATTGCGCAAATGATTTTCTTGCAGAATAAAATACCACTTTTTCTTTAATCCCTAAATTATCTGCTAATGTAGATAAAGATCTGCATACATACCTTGAAAAATTGTGATAAGAGAATTTATAACCAAAATCGAGTTTGTTTGTTCTTCTGTTTATCCATTGATTTATAATATCTTTAGCCGGTTCTATTATAGGAAGAACGCAGGTTTGCTCTGTTTCTGTTTTAAATCTTGTTTTCATTCTTATAAAGCTTACCTTGTCCCCGTCAAACTTGGCACTCATTATATCAATTAAATTCATTCCTCCTAGATAAAATGACAACATAAAAAGATCTCTTGCTACAATGTATTTTTTTTCTTTGGGATTGCTATACCTTATTGTGTTAACGCTTTTCAAAGAAATATCCAGTTCTCTTGGTGACGATTTGGGAATTTTCTTCTTGATAAAGGGATGTATGTCATATCTTACTTCTCCTGAGTTGATACTTCTGTTTATAACGGCTTTTGATTGTGATAGCATCATTCCTATTGATGTATTTCCTATTTTCTTCGTTTCTTTGAGAAATCTTGAAAATCCTTCTATTAGATTAGGGGTTATATCTGACATTAATATTTCCCCTTTGGTAAATTCTGTAAAGTATCTACAGTTTCTTTCTATTAATATGGCATAACTGTTTCTTCCTTCCTCTTTCAGATTTTTTATAAGAACATTACAGGCCTGTTGGTATGTTACATAGCCATTTTCTTTGAAGCCAGTTCCAGATTCAAGCATATTCTTTATTTGTCTGCAAGAATATAGGGACTGGTTTTTTATATTATCCAATCTTTCTTGCAGTTCATTCATCATGCTTCTTAATTTGGTATTTATGATGGATGCATCTGGTCTTTTTACTACTTGTCCGTTTTTGAACTGGGAAATGTTGTCAATGATAAAGTGTGTTACAATATAGCAAGTTTCCTGTTTATGGCAGACTGCTACCCTTATTTTATGTCTGCCATCCTTTAAAGCTTTTGCCTTGAAAATTGTTAATTTGATAGTTGCCATAATAGATTAAAATTTGAAGGATAAGTTTTGGATAAGTTATTTTGTCCAGTGGTGGACAAAAATCCTTTTTTTTTAATCTATAAATCGAATAGTTATTTAGTAAAATCATTAATATA